ACAGTAACAAATCCTTATTTTAAGAAAATCAATTTGTTATGTAAAATGCTTTTGAAAAAAACGTCCAAAAAATAAAAAGACAATAATAAGCCAAAAAGAACCAAAAGGACAAAAAAAAGACAAAAAATTGAATTAAAAATATATTATATATTTAAGTATTGAAAATAAAAATGGTAGAATATAACTGTGAATGCTGTAGATTTACAACAAATCATAAGACAAAATTTGTTAAACACATTGAAACTAACAAGCATAAAAGGTTATCCAAATTTTGTTCAAATTTGACTGTGAAATATCCAAATTTATCTGAACCTTGTCCTTTTTTTGAAGAAAAATACAAATGTAAGTACTGTAATAAAACATTTAAGTACAGATCTGGTGTGAGTAAACATATCAAATACTCTTGTAAGAAGAATAAAGATGAAGATTTAAAGGAATTGGTCCGTTTATTGAATGAACAGAATAATGAAAAAGAACAACAAATATTAGAAATTTTAAGCATAAATAAAGACATGATGGATAAGCATGATAAAATGCAAAAACAAATTGAGAAATTAACTAAGAAATTACAAATACAACATATTGGTACACAGAATAATACAACGAATAATACTGTAAATTATAATGTAAAAATTTTAAACTATCATGATACTGATTATAGTCATCTTACAGAAGGCGATTATGTCAATTGTATAAATGATACAAACCATTGTGTAAAAAGTCTGATTGAGAAAGTCCACTTTAACACAGAAAAACCAGAAAATATGAATGTTTATATTCCATCATTAAAGGATAATTATATAATGGTCTATAGAGATAATACGTGGAAGATACAAGATAGAAAGGAGATTATCGATGATCTTTATGAGAGAAATGAATATGAGTTAGAAAATTGGTATGAAGAATTTTATGAGAAATATCCTGAAATAGTAAAATCATTTCAAAGATATTTAGAAAATAAAGATAGTGATAGTGTAGTTAACGATGTAAAACGAAAAATACTTATGGAGTTATACAATAAAAGAGAATTAATAGTAAATAGATCATGATGATAATGATTTTGAAAATGATCTAATATTCTTTTCTAGATTAAACATGTCGTCAAAAACTTCTTTTTTTTGATGGTCTTTTATTTTAGAATATTCTGAATAACCTTTTTTAAATCCTAGTTTACGACATTCATCTTGTTGTGATGAAGTATAATTCTGTTTTTGTAAACCTCTATATTCACTATGATCCGTTAAATTATTGTTTATGTAATTCTCTGCGTCATTAACACCTTTATAATAATTTGAATTAGGATTTTCATATGCGTCTTGTTCAGTATTACAGAACATCTCGATTACACGTATTTTATTAAATATAACTTCATTAAACAATAAAATTAATAAAAGTATTATTATAAACTCATGTTTACGACCAAAAACCATTATTTATAATAATACGTGATAATAATTAGTTGTTAAGATACCATTTTATAGAAAGATATGGTGGTGTAGTTTCCATTTTCTCTCCAATCATTTTTGTATTTGGACCTAAATTCATTATATCTTGTATCTTTCCAGGACCAATCGCATAATTAAAGTATCTTAAACTAGATATATATCCATTTAAACCATTGTTATAATCACCTACATGGATATTACCATAATTTTGTCTAGGTACTTTTGACATATTTACACGCTTCATTAATATACCATTTATGTAAACGTCAATTGTTCTATTTTGAACACGCATAGTACAACATACCCATTTTTGTATAGGTATATCTGGAATTTCAATAATTTCATATGGAAGACTTCCAACAGTTTCCTCACTTTCATCAAATGTATTTAATACAAACATAAGTGTATTTTCATTTTCCTTTAAAAATAAACCAGGTGAAACATTAAGTAATGATCCACTAATGTCCATCATACCAGGAGAAGAATTTACTGGACTAATTGTTTCATCTAAGTATTTTTCACCACCACCCTTAGAAAATATTTTTCTATTTCCGGTTGTTCCAAATACATTTTCAATATATACCCATACATTCCATGTAAATTCCATACCTTGATCTTCATTTATAGATCTTAAAATTGGTTTAGGGTCTGATTTACTAGGATTTACTTGATATTCTATATAATTATTTCCGTTTGTCATTCCATTCATTACAATTGGAGATTTAGATGGTGTGAAATATAATGTTAGTAAGTATACACCAAATTTAAAGAGTAGAACAAAGATAACAAATATAAAGAAAATAAAAACAAACTTACTTATTGTGCTATTGCTTTCGGCAAATGAGGTTAATCTACTGCTAGTTGATTTGTAATTATTATTTATTTTACCAAGAAAACTATTTTGATTAGCCACACGTTCGCTTATATTAGATTTCAAGTTATTAACACTGTTTGATGCCATTTCTTTTACTTCACCAGCTTTTTCATAAACTGCGGAACTAGCATTTTTAATTTTGTCTCCTAAAACTTGAAATTTTTCAGACATTGTGGAGTTTTTATTACTATTCATTTTTACTATATTATAATGATAATATATTTTTCATTATAATAATAAGAATTTAGAAAATATCAACCTCTTTTTTAAGAACACTTTCTTCATAAAACATCATCTTGAGATTGTAACGATCCGCATAATTTAAGAAGCTTCCGCCATATCCTTCACGGTAAATATCCCAAGCAGTTTGTGGGGTAATAGATCTATTGTAAAATCTAATTTTAGATATAAAACCACCATAACCTCCTTCTGGTGTAATTACTAAGTTACCAAGATTAAATTGGGAAGAGTTAATCACATTCTTCATAGCCTTGGTGTGTACTAATTTACCATTAAGGTATAAATCAACTGTTCTATCATTTACAGACATTGTTATATTATTCCATTTTTGTAAACCAATATTTTGTATTGTTAAATTTTCTTCAATTTCTTCGGTTGATTCAGTATCAATGAAACTAAGATCAACATTAAGATCATTTGTATGTGAATTTAAGTACATTTTTACAGCACCTCCTCGATTAATAATCATTTTATCTTCACCAATCCTGTAGTTCCAATCATCAATGTAAGACCAATAACTTAAAGCATAGCTTCCTTGAACTTCTTTTAATTTATCAGCAGCAACTTCATATTCTTCCTTAGCACTTGCTGGTGTATCGACGATTAAATTATAATCGCGAAATATCGGAAGTTTTATAAATAAATATATACCAACCACAAGAACAAATACAATCATAATTACACGATTTCTACCAGTTACTTGGTTAGTTACAACTAAATATATACTAAGTACTAATAATATTATCAATACAATTTGTATTAATGTTGATAACTTCATCTTAATTATATAATACTAAAGAATATTATTTTTTATGAATACCGCTCATATACAATTTTTTTATTTTTTGTAGATCAATTGGTTTAGAATAATATCTTATATCACAAATACCACAATTAGGTAAAGAACTTTGATAATCACCAAAACATAAATTTCTTGTACTTTCTTCTAAGTAAGGAGATATATTTTTATATGATCCAACCAAATTATTATTTATTAATAGATCAAGTGTACCATAATTATAATTAATTACTATATGGTTCCATCTTTGATATAAAATATTGTTTGTAACATATAATTCTTTTTCTACCGAAACTAATTTAGGCAATCCGGTTGTTTTATCCTTATCGCTTAATTCCATAACACTCATTATTAATTGTTTTTTATCAAAATCATACGTAAGCTTAGGATTTCCACCATAATCAAATATTACACCGGTTTTATCATTTCTATCATTCTTTAAAATACTACTATCTAAGTATACCCAAAAACTTACACTATAATGATAATTAAATGTTGGTCTATTTCCATAATAAGACAATAATGAAAGTAAATTACTACTTCCTTGGCTCATCATCTCATCGGTTTCATTTTCTAATTTATAAAGTGTGCTTAAAATACTAGTATAACCTACATTTTCTAATATATTTTTTTTGAAATAATCTATGACATAGTCAGGATTGTCTCCCATTTCTTTAAAAATAGTATCAATATTACTAAATTTATCTTTAATCAATCCCTTTAATATTTCTTTTTCTCTATCAGTAAATTCATCCATTATCAAACCTCTTGAAATATTATTATCAAGTTTATGCCTACTTCCATAATCCATTTTTTCTACAAATGTTTCATCTAATTCATAACCGGATGATGTTTGCGATCTTGTAGTACTTGAAGAATTACGCATATTATCTAAAATTTCATATATTTTTTTGAATTGATTTTCTAAAAGTCCTTCTCTATCTTCCATCATTTTCATTAAATCTTTATTAGAGACAAATAATACACGTGTATTTAATTCACGACATTTTTGAAGGAGGTTATATTCATTTTTGTCTCTAAATAAGAAATATAATTTTGGTAACATGTAATATAATCCCAATACTCCTGCTAACATAACACCAAGTATTACGGTTGTTGATGGTGTATTTTGATAATCCTCTTTAAAATAATCAATCGCATCAATTAATAAACAAGGTATAAAAAATACAATATCTTTTACAAATGATATAATATTATCAGAATCATCTTTTACAAGGCTCTCGTCTTCCCCTTTAATAAAAATATTGTAGAATAATGCTGCTGAAATTATACATACAATAATTGATAATGATAATGATACTTTTACACTATGATACAAAACAAATTTAGATATAGATACAAATGTTAGTAATAATAATAACATAATTAATACATAACCAATCATTAAAAAGTATTTTTTAGTTTTTACTAAGATTGTTATTGTAGATAAATTTCCACCATCATTATTATCTACCGTTTTATTTTTACCAGGATTTAATATTAAATTAAGTAAAAAAAATGACATTATTAATACTGTTATCATAATTGTGTTTTGAAAAGTTTTTGATATTCCATATGGATTAGTAAATAAAATATAAATATACAACAATATCATACAAAAAAATGAAAATGTTGCGAATGACCATATTTTATTCTTCATTATATAGCTAACTATTTCCTCAATCATTTTTAATTAACTATAACTATAATTATAATTTAATTATATTAAATTTTTTATACTACCTTTTTTAGCATGACATTCTCTACATAATGCCTGAAGATTTTCAACATCATTTGACCCGCCATTTTCTAATTCTTTTATGTGATCTACTTCGAACCATGCTGTTAATTGTTTTTGACAATGTTTACAGTGCCAGTTTTGTAAAGATGCAACATATTTCTTTTTTGTTTCGCTAACAGAACGTTTTGTTTTTTTAGTTTTTCCATGTAATCTAGAAATGGAATTTTTTGGTATATTATTAGAACTATAATTATAATTATCCATATTTGGTTGATAACTTCTCTCAAAAAACGGGGCAAATAATTCTTTGGAATTTTTATCAATTGGCATAACATTTACAAATTCATTCATAGTTTTAAGAGTATTTATAGAAGAATTTGGGTTTTTACTCTGCATGCTAAGCATTCCAAGAGCAAATAATATTACTCCGCCCATTTTGTAATATTTTTTATATTTGTTAAATTTCAAAACAAATACATTATCATAATAGATATTTACACATATTAATACTGTAATTAAAATTATTATAAATCTAATGCTCATTATATAATAATTTTATAAATATTTGTGATAAATTACAATAATAAAAATCATGATAAATAGAAAAACAAACATTTTAATATATTTATACCGAATTTCTCGTATAACTTGATTATCATTTTCTATTTTAAATTTTATTTCTTCATGAAATTTTTCATAATCATCATATTCTAAACTTAAAAACATAGAAAATTTTTTATAAATATAAAAACAATATTTTTTTAAATCGTCCTGACTATCTAAATAACTATCAATTGGATTGTCAATTATAATCTTAAATAATTCATTTTTACTTTCTTCGGGAAAAATAACAAATGGCAATGACATGATAAAATCTTTGCATTTTTTGTTGTATGACTTTTTATTTTTTTCGTAAAAATATGATACATTACCTAAAATAGTATAAAGTATTTCTTGTTGATAATACTTATTCATTTATTATAGACAATATAAATAAGTTGTAAAAATATTTTAAAAATAATTTGAGATATTATCTATCACAATGGATAAAGAAAAATATTTATGCAATAATTGCGGCGTTTATGGTCATTTATTTTATAATTGTAAAAAACCTATTACTAGTTTTGGTATTATTTGTTTCAGAATTAATCTTTATAATAAAATAGAATATTTAATGGTTCAACGAAAAGATTCATTAGGATATGTAGATTTTTTAAGAGGAAAATACAACATCAATAATGATTTTAATTTAAGAAATATTATCTCCGAAATGACTGAAGAAGAGATTGAAAATATTAAAAAATATAGTTATTCTGAATTATGGAACAAACTATGGAATAAGAAGAATGAAAAATATGAAAGAAAGAATGAAGAGAAATTTAATATTATTAAAAATGAAAGGAGTTATCTTTTTGATAATAATAATAAGCACTGGAAAGAACCAGAATGGGGATTTCCAAAAGGACGTAGAAATTATAAAGAAAAGGAATATGAATGTGCCATGAGAGAATTTCAAGAAGAAACCGGTTATGATAAAAATAATTTATCTATAATGAAAAATATGTATACTTTTGATGAAATTTTCACAGGATCCAATCTAAAAAGTTATAAACATCGTTATTTTTTATGTTATATTGATTATAAAAATACAATAAATACCGATAATTATCAAAAAAGTGAGATTGGTGATATGAAATGGTTTGAAATACATGATGTAATGAATAAAATTCGTGTATATAATATTGAAAAAATAAACCTAATAAAAAGAATACATAGTTTGTTAACAATTAATAGAATATCTTAATACATATTATATAATGGAAACAATCAAAATATTAAGAAATGTGGAGGGTAAAAATAGATTGAATTTCCAAAATAATAAATTAAAATTAAGATTTCCACATCATGATGATGAGAATTTTCAGAAATTAATATCATTAAAAAAAGAATTTCAATATAAATATGATGGTGAAATAAAGGACGTTGTTACAGAAAGCGAAAATGTTTGTGATTACAAAGATAGTGAGTTTGAGTTGGCACCACACCAAGAATTCATTAAAAAATTTATTCATCCAAAAACTCCTTATAATGGTATATTGTTGTACCATGGCATGGGTTCAGGTAAAACATGTAGCGCAATTGGTATAACAGAACAAATGAGAAAATATAATAAAAATAATTCAAACTTTAAGAAAATAATGATTGTTGCTTCTCCAAATATTCAAAATAATTTTAAAATTCAGTTATTTGATCCTAGTAAACTTAAAAAGGAAAATGATGTATGGAATTTAAATACTTGTGTAGGGAAATCATTATTATATGAATTAAAAGATTATCAAATAAATAAATTGTCAAAGGAACAGGTAATATCCAAAATTAATTCTATTATAAGAAATAATTATTTATTTGTTGGTTATGAAAGATTGGCAAATTATATACAAAAAATTATAAATGTTGATATTGATAACGAAGAACTTAAAAATAAAATAATAAAAAAACGGTTACTCAAGGAATTTTTACATAGAATGATTGTTATTGATGAAGCACATAATATTCGTATAACAAACGATACATCAAAAGAATTTAAGAAGGTTGCATATTCTTTAAAAATACTTTTATCCCATGTTCAAAATATGAAATTAGTATTATTATCAGGAACACCTATTTATAATGATCCTCGTGAAATATTATTTTTATTAAACATTTTAAATTTGAATGATGGAAGATCAATAATTGCGACTAAAGATGTTTTTGATAAAAATCAAAACTTAAAGGTTATGGGTGACGATGAAGTCGGTAAAAGAAAATTAATTGAAAAAGCGAATGGCTATATATCATTTATAAGAGGTGAAAATCCATATTCATTCCCTTATAAGGTTTATCCAAATGATTATAAATCAAAATTTTCATCGAAATTATTAAAATATCCTACAAAACAATATAATGGTTTAAATATTGATGAACCAATTAAATACCTTGATTTATTTTTAACTGAGCCTTCTGAAATACAATTAGAAAGTTATAAACAAAATATAAATAATGATGGTGATTTTGGATCAAATAATCAAGAAGATACAGAAAATAAAGGATATGCTAAAATGATGGAACCTATTAGTTCATTAAATATATCATACCCTTCTTTCACCAACAATGAGAGAAAAACATACATAACTGGAAAAGAAGGCATTAAAGAAATAATGAAATATAAAGAATATCGCGCTGATAAGGATAAAAAGGATAGAGGAACTGAAATTACGCAAAGATATAATTATGAATATGAAGATTTTGTACCAGAAAGAGTTTACTCATATGAAAATATAGGTAAATATAGTTCCAAAATAAAGGCTATTGTCAATCATATTATTAATGGTGAAGGTATTGTATTGGTTTATTCACAATATATAGAAGGTGGTTTGTTACCATTGGCATTATGTTTAGAAGAATTAGGTTTTAAACGTGCAGGACGAACACAAAATTTTATGAAAAATCCTGAAAATAAAAAATTCAATTTATTAACAAAAAATCATGATGAGGATAAAGAAGGTAATTTTGTACAAGCTTACTATTCTATTATTAGTGGTGAAAAGATGATTAGTCCAAATAATAATGAAGAAATGACATATGTTACAAACCCTAAGAATATAGATGGAAGTGTTTGTAAAGTTGTTCTTATTTCTCAAGCAGGGAGTGAAGGTTTGGATTTTCAGAATTTGAGACAAGTCCACATTATGGATCCATGGTACAATTTAAATCGTATTGAACAAATTATAGGCAGAGCGGTCCGTAATTGTAGTCATAAGAAATTGCCAATAAACAAAAGAAATGTTCAGGTTTTCCTTCATGCGTCAAAAATAGACGATGATTATGAAGCGATTGATACATATATTTATAGATATGCTGAAAGAAAGGCAGAAAAAATAGGAAAAGTATTGAAATTATTAAAAAGTATTTCAGTTGATTGCTTATTACATCATGAACAAACTAACTTTAGTAATATGAACCAAAAATTGGATATTAAAATATCAACTGGTGATAAATTAAATATCCAAATTGGAGATAAAGCTTATTCATCTATATGTGATTATCAAGAAGATTGTAATTATTCTTGTTATAATACACCTTCAGAACAAGAATTAAATACATCTTCTTATGATTATGATATTATTTTTAATGATAAAGTTGTTGATAAAATAAGAATATTATTTAGCAAACGCCATTTATATTTCAGAGATGAAATTATAAGTTTAATTTCAAATTCAAGAATTCAACCAGAAGAAATAGACTTTGCTTTAGAAGAAATGGTAACAAATGATAATTATTTAATTATTGACAAATATTTGAGAAAAGGAACTATTATAAATGTTAAAAATATGTATATTTTTCAGCCGATTGAGTTAGATGAAAAGATAACATCTATTGAAAATAAGGTTATTCCTATAACTAGAAAGATTAAATCATTGCTTGTTCAATATGATAAGGAAAAACACGAAGCGCAAAAACAAAAAGGAGAGAAAACGAGTGGTAATGAAAAATCAAAGGAAAAAGAAAAGTCAAATAAATCACCATCTGAGAGAATTTCAAAATCAAAAACAATGAGAAATATAGAAAATGTATTAGTTAATATTGAAAAAGCTTATACAGAAGATGATATTAAAAAATTAAAAACAGAAAAGGATTTCTATTTAAATTATTCACGAGTTATTGATTTAGTTAATAACTATGTTGGTAATATTAAAATTGACGATAACCTTAAAGAATTTATACTTTTTCAACATATTGATGAAACATTAATGAAAAAAGAAAAAATAGACCTATTAAATTATTTATATCAAAATGAAGAAATATTGAAGGAAAGAGAGAAAAGATTATTCCAATATTTTGACATGTTTACTATAAAACCCGTTCAAAAACAACAAGCGGCGGAAGAAAGTAATAGTTATTCTGATGATAATAGTAGCCCCGAATTTCAAAATACTGATAATAAAAAGTATATTATTATTTATGATATACAAAATTTAGTAAATGATACTGATTATGAAATATACATGTTAGTAGATAAAGTATGGACAAAGGCTCATGATACAGATTATGAACATATTAAAAAACAAATTAACCAAATACTTAGTAATTATAAGAAAAATATAACATACAAATATTATGGATTTATGGAATATTCTAAAACAAAGAATGAAGTATTATTAAAATTCAAGGATACTACAATCAAGAGTAAGCATAAAGGAAAGGGTACATTTGTTATTAATATTATACCAAAAGAATTAGATAATATGTTAAAAAAGATAATGGATAGCGATACATTAGTTTTCAATAGAAAGGAGCTTAAAGTAAATCATAAACAATTAGAAATGACTATTGAAATTGCGTTAAGATACTTTAACATAACAAATAAGAAAAAATCATACTTTCAAGATCCATTAGAAAGTGTTATTGTAAAATAAAATTGAATAAATAATAAACATAATATTTATTTACATATAGTAGTTAGTATGGCACAAAATCCCGCTAGAAACAATAAGATTATGAACTTCATGAAACAAAATAAGGTTGTAGACGATATTAACGAAGATATTTATAGTGAATCCATTATTGAGAGAAAGATTGAACTAAGATTTGATCGTATGTACAATAATGTTGAAAAAACATTCTTGAAATATTTGTCTCGTAATGTTGAAGGAAAATGTCACAAAGAAGGCTTTATTAAAAAGAACTCGAGTACAATTCTTTCATACACATCTGGTGAGCTCAAGGGAGACAAAATTATGTATACTGTCGTTTTTAAATGCAAGGTATGTTATCCTTATGAAGGAATGGTTGTTCATTGTAAGGTAATCAATATTACAAAGATTGGTATTAAAGCGGTTGTATCAACAGAAAATAATCCAATGGTATTGTTTGTTAGTCGAGAACATAATGGTCATATTGATTTTGAAAACTTTGATCGAGATGATAAGATTAAGGTAAGGGTTATTGGATTTAGGTTTGAAGTTAATGATGAATATTTAAGTGTTTTGGGAGAAATTATTTAAACATTAAACAATTAATTAATTATTGAGAATGAAATATACTATTAAATACAGAGAAGAATTAAAAGATAATGTTGAGAAAATGTCAAAAATTGATCAGATACAAATTTTGAAAATAATTACTGAAAATAATTATGAAATCACAGAAAATCAAAATGGTTGTTTTATAAATATGAATGATATGAATGATAAAATAATAGAAGAGATTGAAAAGTATATTGATTATGTTAACAAAAAAGATACAGAAATCAATGATATTGAAACACAAAAAGAAACTTTGAAAATGAATTTGTAAATCAGATTAAAGATTGTTCAATATTTTTATTTATACTATGGATAATATTGATGTTACACGATTTTCAAAATATTTCATGAGAAAGCAATATGATTTAACTAGTAAAAATAATAATTACCATAATAAAAAAAATAGAATATTAAATAAATTCGATAAGCTTTTTTTTAATATTCTTGTAATTTTAGACATTAATACTCCATATGAATATACATATAACTTTCAGAAAAATAAAAAAATAGAAATTTTAGAAAATATTATTAGTAGGGTTGATTCTGGAAAAATAAAGATTAAACCAAAACACGTAGAAGTAATATCAGAAAATCTAATGTATAAAGAATATTTAGACGTAATTACATTTAAAGTTATTTGTATGGTATTTAAGTTAAATGCTATTTTTATCTATAAAAAATCATATATTAAATTTTTAAATAATCCTGTTACTGAAAAAGTATATTATTTTAATGATAAATATGATTATTATGAGAAAAAAGAACAAATTGATATGTCGAATTATTATGAAATAGAAAATTGTGAAAAAATACTATATAGTATGACAAACTATAAGGTAGATGATTTATATACAATTTCAAGTAAATTAGATATTGAACATCCGGATAAAGTAAAGAAAGCAGACATGTATAATACTATAAAATCATATTTTGAGTTTGATTTTTTTAATAATTTTAAATAAAATTGAAAAGAATTATATATTTAAATGTAATGAAATAATATAGAACATATGAGTAAAAATAATTCAGATCCTACAGTCATGGATACTAATGAACTCATTAAAATGTATAGTTCATATGTTCAAGGTATCTATGAAAAAAATTCGTATCAGAATACGTCTGTAGAATATGAAGTTCGTTTTGGAACAGATCAACAATATACTACACGAACTAACTTCGAAGATGTATTTAAACGACTAACTGTAAATAAGTTCAAAACTATAGCTAATGATCATCTATTGAGAATATCATTTAATGGCGAAGCTAATAAAAATATTCGTTGTGAAATTGATAGTTTAAGTGATATACAAAAATATTGTAAAATAAACTATATCAACGATGATATTAATTATAGATTTGTTGTAAAAAAGCCAATTAATGATGGAAAGAGATTTTATGTGAATAATATGTTTAATTACAGAACAGGTATTAATACAGAAGAATTATTGTCAACAACAGATAGCAATGTTTCTTTGATTAAAAATACATGGACAAGTGTTGTACAAAAATATCGTTATATGAAGAGATGTTCATTGATATGTGATGAATTACCAAATATTCGTGTTGATTTGAGTATGGTTAATAGATATAGAGGAAAAGGTATTGTTAATTTTACAAATACTCTTAATCAAAAGAATAAAATGTATAATTATGAAATTGAAATTGAAATTGTTAATATTGATCCTAATAACATGGATATGAAATCAATCATAAAGCAGCTCAAAAAAACCATTAAGATTGTTCTTACAGGAATTCAAAATACTAATTTCCCTATCAAGAATGAAGTTCAATATGGTATTCTTGACGAATACTTTGATCTTATTTCAGGAAATCATGTTCTTCAAAAGAAGATGGAAATGAAAAAGTCTGAAATTAAAAGAGAAAAAAGAGGAGGACTATTTATTGGTCCATCTTCACATACTCTTCAACTTAATCAACTCATGGAAAGTGAAGGAGAAGAACTCCAAGATAATATTCTTACAGATTATTGTGTAACTGACAAAGCAGATGGTGAACGTAGATTGTTGTATATTGGTATGGACCAAAAAATATATTTGATTACTCCAAACCTCGATGTAATTTATACAGGAGCTTACATAAATAGCAAATTTAATAAGGTTAAGGGTATTATGTTGGATGGTGAATATATTCTTTATGATAAATATAAGAATTATATTAATACATTTGCTGCGTTTGATCTTTATTTCTTCAAGGGACGCGATTATCGCGCAAATGAATTTATTTCAAATGAAGTAAAGGAAGATCATAAATTATATCCTCGTTATAGTGTATTGAGTAGTTTTATCCGAAAGCAATTGAATAATCCAGATGATCCAATGATTATGTACGAAACACAAAAAGATAAATTTATGATTGAACTAAAAGAATTTGAATTTACAACACCATCACACAGTATATTTCAAGCTGCGAATAATGTTCTTGATAAACAAAACACAAACAGTATTAAATATAATACAGATGGTCTTATCATTTCACATATGAAACTAGGTGTTGGTATGGAAAATGAAAATGATACGGTTAAAAATTATAAATATTCATGGAAAAAGAGTTTCAAGTGGAAACCACCACAATATAATACGATTGATTTCCTTGTCTCACTCTACCGAGAAAAATCAGGCAAACCTTATCTAGGAACAAAGCGTGATGGTGGAGAAATTGTTCAATATTATGAACTTCACCTTAAGGTGTCATTTGATGAAGATGATCATGGATTTACTAATGCCCAACAAAGAATATTGGAACAAAACTTTCCACAAAGAGATTTCAACAATCGTAGAAGAAAACGAAAATATCGCCCGGAATTGTTTTATCCTTCTCAACCATTTGATCCAGAAGCATATATTTGTCATATTCCTCTTAAGATTGATACATCAGGAGAACTTCGTATGTTTACAGAAGAAAATGATGTAATTGAAGATGATACAGTTGTTGAATTTAGATATGAGCTTAATTCCGATGATAAATATATGAAATGGAAACCACTACGTGTACGTCATGATAAAACACATGATTATCGCATAAATAGAGGTAATTTTGGTAATGCTTACCATACTGCTGATAGCAATTGGACAAGTATTCATTATCCGATTAGTGAACGAATGATTACAAATGGTTTGGATGAGGATGAAATTGAAAGATTTAATAATAAGGATGATGGTATTTATTATAACAGAGGAAAGGGAAAATCTCTTACTGAAAATTTGAGGGATTTTCACAACATTGTTGTAAAAAGAAAACTATATGAGTTGGCAGCAAGCATTGTAAAGAAGGATAATCATAATATATCTCTACTTGATATGGCATGTGGCAAAGGCGGTGATATAAATAAATGGCTTAATATTAATGTTTCAGATATTCTTGGTATTGATATTTCAGAAGATAACATTCATAATATTATTGATGGTGCTTGTGCTAGATATTTGAAACTATTCAAAAGAAAAGATAAACGACAAATTCCAAACGCAATCTTTCTTAAAGGTAATACTTCAAAACTTCTTGAAAATGGCGAATTCTCAAGTGACGAGAAGACATATCATATATACCGAGCTTTGATGGGAAATTCAGAGAAACGTAAAACAGATGATAAATATATATATCAAAATTATGGCAGATTTAAAAATGGGTTTGACATTGTTACTATTCAATTCGCTATTCACTATATGTTTGAAAGTGTAACAACACTTCATACATTTATTAAGAATGTTTCACAACACTCTAAAGTAGGTGCTGTATTTATTGGAACATGTTACAATGGTGAAAATATATTTCATACACTCAAAGATTTGAATTTTGGAGAAAAGAGAGAAATCTATATTGACAATAAAAAGATTTGGCATGTTGAAAAGAAATATGAAAATGAAGAATTTCCAGACGATGAAAGTAGTTTGGGATTAAAAATTGGCGTATACCAG